GGCAAACTGCTGCTTCGTGGCACGGGTGCAACCTATGACTATACTTCTCATGATTCTGTGTTCTATCAAAACGACCAGATCAAGGAGATCGTGCTCAGCAATGGTATTACTGGTCTGGGAGACCGCCTGTTCTATCATTGTGCCAATGCGAAAACGGTATCTCTGCCGGCTACACTGACCAGAATTGGTGATTCCGCTTTTGCACAGGAAGATGCTGTAATCGGCTATACCGCTGGTCTGACTTCTGTTACGATTCCGCAGGCGGTTACTGCAATCCAGTCATATGCCTTTTATCACACCGCCATTGCAGAAGTTACTGTGCCTGCCAGTGTAAAAACATGGGGAAAGTATGTTTTCAGCGGCTGTGCAAAGCTGAAGACTGCTCGTGTTTCGTGTAATTCCATTGGTGCTTTTGCGTTTACAAGATGTACAGCATTGTCCAGCCTTACCATTTCTGCGAATTGCAGAACCTTTGGGGAAAATATGCTGACATACTGTGAAAGTCTAACGGTCATCACATATGAAGGAACGATCGCTCAGTGGAACGCCATCACCAAACCGGTCAACTGGATGTCCTCCGGAGGACATTCCTACAACGATTATCTGAAAAAGATCCAGTGTGTAGATGGCTATCTGGAATATGATACGGAAACCCATACATGGAACGAGGTGAAAAACGAATGATGAAATTTTTAGTGAAACAGCAAAAAATCGAAGCACTGGAGCGAGAGGTCATTGCCTCTGACCAGATCGCATTTGTTTCGGTGAAGTTCGTGTTCGATGGAGCTTGGAAAACGTTGCACAAAGTGGTGCAGTTCACGCAGTGCGAAGAAACATACAACGTGGTGCTTGGCACAGAGGGAACGACTTGCTTGCTGCCTGCCGAACTGCATCCCGGTACAGTGAAGATGAGTTTGTTCGGCTACGATGCAGAAAGCGATACTACACTGCGTGCGACAACCGTACCGGTAACTCTTCACATTCGACCATCCGGCTTTGTGGAGGACGGTGCAACACCCATTCCGCCCACACCGGATCTGTATACGCAACTTTTGAAAAAACTGGATGAAAAGGCTGCTGGACTTCAAAATGGAAAAGATGGATTTTCCCCAAAAGTAAAGACAGAACAAATGGAGTCTGGTGTTGTAATTACCATTGTCGATGCCGATGGTGAAACTTCTGCAACGCTTCATAATGGTGCAAACGGAGAAAAAGGCTCATCTGCATATCAAATCGCAGTAGAACAAGGTTATCAAGGCTCTGAATCAGACTGGCTCTCTTCCTTGAAAGGCGATAAAGGTGAAAAAGGCAATACAGGAGCCAAAGGAAATCCCGGTCAAGATAGTGCGGAGGGAAAGTCAGCATACGCAATTGCAGTGGAGCATGGCTACGAAAATTCCGAAGACGAATGGCTTTTATCCTTGAAAGGTGAAAAAGGTGATACTGGTGAGCGTGGTGAAAAGGGCGAAAAAGGTGATCCCGGAGATAGAGGGCTGCAGGGCGTTCCCGGAGAAAAAGGTGAAAAGGGAGATGCTGGCGTAGCTGGTAAAGACGGCTTTTCCCCGATTGCGAATGTTGTGAAGAATGGCAGTGTTATCACAATCACCATTACAGATAAAAATGGTACAACTACAGTGACATTAACAGAGGGTGCAGCCGTAGACCTTGCACCCTATGCCAAGGTTACTTATGTAGATGAAAAAGTGCAGGAATTGTCTGACAGTCTGACGTATACCTTGCAGGAGCACACTCTTTCCATCACTCATCTGGAAGATAAATCGCATACCCACGAAAATCAATCTGCATTGGAGCAGATCACTGCTGCAAAAATCGCACAATGGGATGGTTTCGGCACACAAATCAATGGGCTTAGCACAAAGGTTACAGTCTATTCAGAAAAGACAGAACGCACTTTGGAGAGCCTGCAAAAGCAAATCGATAACCTGACAAGCGGCAGAAATTACACCATTCTGTTTCAGTCCGGACAGGATGCCGTTTCGACCTATGCATCGAATCTCAGCATGATTCTGGACGGTAGCTATCAGACAATGACAGATTTTCTGGCTGCCTATCCGCAGTTTTGCAGTGCAGCAAATGATTTTGTACTATCCTATTCACAGGAGTGCTTCAACTGGGATAAGTCGGTTTTGACTGTTTGTGCAAAGCCATTGTCCCTGACGAAAAATGCTGAAATTGTGATGTCCTATCAGTCGGGTTCCAGCGAAGCCGGAAGTTTGTATCTGGTGCAGAAACCGCAGAAAATTGACATTCCTATTGGTGTGTATGTGAACACAGAGATTGATGCAAATCGTGCGGTTTCTCTGGATTTCCACTGGCTGCAGTCGGATACCTTTATCACCACCATCACAGAATGCACCGGCATTTCTGACGGCGAATATTACCTTGCATGGGCAGGCAGAAGCAACAATTCCCACCCAAAAATCCGATTCCTGAAAGTACTGGAGGGTTGAAAATGAAAGATACCATTTGTGTAGCTGTCGGCTTGGCCGGCGGCTTTTTTACTGCCCTGTTCGGCGGTTGGGATTCCGCAATTATCACGCTGCTTGTGTTTATGGCAGTGGATTTTTTGACTGGAATTGCAACCGCTGCCGTTGGCAAATCCAAACACTCCGAGAGCGGAAAGCTCTCTTCCACGGCAGGTTGGTTCGGACTAGCAAAGAAATTCTGCACACTGCTGCTGATTACTGTTTCTGTCCGGATGGACATTTTGCTTGGCACGACTTACATTCGAGATGCTGTCTGCATCAGTTTTTGTTTGAACGAACTATTATCTATCGTTGAAAATACAAGTTTAATGGGTATCCCCTACCCGCCTGCAATCAAAAAGGCAATTGATGTTTTGCAGACGAAAGTCGGCAGAACCGAAGAAAAATCAACTGAAAACTCAAACAAGGAGGACTAACTTATGGCAATTTTAAGACCTGATTCTACATCCACACTCGGTGGTGTGACCGTCAAGGAATATCTGCTTACCAAACATAACCCGAATCGAATTGATATGCCGAGTGTCTCTATGACCGGAAAAATTATCGGTGTGACCGTGCATAACTCGGATTGGATTTCCGTAGCATCCGGCACAACGCCGGCGGAGCAATACACTCGTGCAACCGTCAACGGCAACATGAATGATGTTCGGGTGCATTATTATGTCGACAACACCTGTGCATGGCAAAATTTGCCGCTGACACTCTCCGGCTGGCACGCTGCGGACGGTTCCGGGAACGGAAATCGCAGAACCATTGCAATCGAATGTATCATGAGTTCCGCTTACAACGCAACCGATAAGAAATCGGAAGATAACTGTGCGAGATTGGCTGCGGCTTTGCTCAAACAATACGGCCTGGGTATATCGCATTTATACACCCATACCCACTGGTTAAATGTGCGTGACGGCAAATCCGGCACAGTTGACCAGCTGAACACCATGTACAATCGGTACAAAATGTGTCCGCTGTATATTCTTCCGCACTGGTCTGCTTTCAAGTCAAAGGTGCAGTCTTACATGAAGTCAGGTACTTCTATATCGACAAATCCAACAACAAAGCAACTTTACAGAGTTCGCAAAAGTTGAAGCGATGCAAAGTCCCAGATCGGTGCATTTGCTTCTTTAGACAATGCAAAAAAGGTTTGTAAATCGGGATATTCTGTGTTTGACGGCAACGGCAATGTTGTCTATCCAACCAAAAAGTCCGTTGACGAAATTGCCGGTGAAGTCATTCAGGGTAAATGGGGAAACGGCACTGACCGTAAAAACAAGCTTACAAATGCCGGATATGATTACAATGCCGTGCAGAAGCGTGTGAATGAACTGATGAAATAATATGTCCCTGAGTAGTTTTTCGGAACTGCTCAGGAATTTTTTCTTTTAGGGGCTAATTTTCTGGAGCTTTTAGCGGACTGTATGGTAGGAGGTGCTGCTTGTGACAACAGAAGAAAAAAGAACCGTTGAACTTTTGCGGCAAAACGGAAAAAGCAATGCAGAAATTGCAGAGCATTTGCATATATCGCCCAACACTATTAAGTCCTATCTGAAACGCAAGAAAAGAAGTGATAACTCTTGCCTGATGTGTGGCATTACCATTACACAGACACCGCATAGAAAGAAGAAAAAATTCTGCTCCGACCACTGTCGACAGAAATATTGGAGAAAGAATGCAGGAAGAACCTCCGCAATGAAAGAAGTCGTCTGTGCAGGATGTGGAAAGAAATTCTATGCCTATGAAAGCAAACAGCGTAAATATTGCTCACTTCCCTGCTATCACGGAGGTATTGCGGATGAATAGTGAAAAATTACAAAAAATCAGCACCTATAAGGTCACACTTGCTGTTCTGAAAAAGTGGCGGAAAGACGGCATTATTTCGGAACATGAATTTCGTAAATGCGAGTTAAAAATTGCCGAAAAATTCGATATATCTTTGTGCAGTATATATCGTGAAACTGCTTGACTTTAGGTCGCTTCTGATTTAATATGTAACACTGAGGAGGGATACTATATGGCACGCACCATAAAAAAGGTCGAATTTCTGCCTAAAATGCCAAAACTGCTGAACGTTGCCGCTTATGCCAGAGTGTCCAGCGGCAAGGATGCCATGCTGCATTCTCTTTCCGCACAGGTAAGCTATTACAGTGAAAAAATTCAGAAACACACCGGATGGAAATATTGCGGTGTGTATGCAGATGAGGCAGCAACAGGTACGAAAGACAACAGAGAACAGTTTCAGAAACTTCTTGAAAAATGCCGTGCTGGCAGCGTGGACTTGATTCTTACGAAATCCATCAGCAGATTTGCACGAAATACCGTCACATTACTTGAAACTATACGTGAATTGAAAGATTTAGGTGTGGATGTTTATTTTGAAGAGCAGAATATTCACAGTCTTTCAGCAGACGGCGAACTGATGCTGACGATTCTTGCAAGCTATGCACAGGAAGAAAGCCGTTCAGCAAGCGAAAATCGCAAGTGGCAAATCCGAAAAGACTTTAAAGAAGGCAAAATCGGGAGCATTACAATTTTCGGGTATCGGAGAAATGCTGACGGTATTCTGGAAATTGAACCCACGGAAGCAGAAATCGTTAAGATGATTTTTTCGGACTATCTTTCCGGAATGGGCGGTCTGAAAATTGCAAAGAAACTGAACGAAATGGGTATCAGAACAGCACAAAGGAATCTCTGGACATCTCCAAGAATTAAGGAATTGCTGTCCAATGAAAAATATGTCGGCGATATGCTTTTACAGAAATATTTCCGCAATAATCATATAGAAAAGAGAAAAATGCAAAACAACGGTGAACTTCCCAAATATCTGGTAGAGGACGCACATGAAGCGATTATTGACCGTGATACATTCCAAAAAGTGCAGGAGTTGATTGCACAAAGACAGTCAAAATTTTCTCATACAGGTTCAAAAAACCGCTATCCATTATCGGGAATGATACAGTGCGGATGCTGCGGAAAAAATTATCAGCGAAAAGTATTCAAGCAAGGTTCTGCATGGATTTGTGCCACATTTGCAAGGCGTGGAAAAAAATACTGTCCTGCTGCAAAGCAGATACCTGAAAACATTCTGCAATCCGTTCTTTGCGAGGTTTTAGAGTTGGAGAAGTATGACGACGACGCAGTTCTGAAATATATTCGGCAAATTATTGTTCCCGAACCAAACGAACTGATTTTTATCTTTTATAATGGTAAACAGGTTCAGAAACATTGGGAAAATCCGTCACGTTCTAAAAGCTGGACGGAAGAAATGAAACAAAAAGCAAAGGAAAGGAGTTTACAATGGCACGAAAAATCACAATGATTCCGCAGACCATTAATCCGCAGACACGAACGGCAATGGATACGAGAACAAAACGAAAAGTAGCAGGTTACGCCCGTGTTTCAACGGATTATGAGGAACAGATTACTTCCTACGAGGCACAGGTTGATTATTACACAAATTACATTCAAAGTCGTGATGACTGGGAGTTTGTCAAGGTCTATACAGACGCAGGCATAAGTGCGACAAACACACGGCATCGTGAGGGTTTCAATCAAATGGTGGAAGATGCACTTGCCGGAAAAATCGACCTTATCATAACAAAGAGTGTGAGCCGTTTTGCACGAAATACCGTGGATTCTCTTACTACTGTACGTAAACTGAAAGAAAAAGGAATTGAGGTTTACTTTGAAAAAGAAGGTATTTATACGCTGGACTCTAAAGGGGAATTGCTCATTACGATAATGTCAAGCCTTGCACAGGAAGAATCACGCTCCATTTCCGAAAACGTTACATGGGGTCAGAGAAAACGCTTTGCAGACGGTAAAGTCAGTCTGCCATACAGCCATTTTCTTGGCTACAAAAAGGGAGAGGACGGCTTGCCGGAAATTGTACCGGAAGAAGCTGAAATTGTCCGCTTTATCTACAGAAGCTACATGAACGGTCAGACATCTTACGCCATTGCAAAAATTTTGACAGAACGCCATATTCCAACTCCGGCAGGCAAGGAAAACTGGCGGCAGTCCACCATTGAAAGCATTCTGACAAATGAAAAATACAAGGGCAGTGCGCTTCTGCAAAAGAAATTCACAACGGATTTTTTAACCAAAAAGACCAAAATCAATGAAGGAGAAGTTCCGCAGTATTACATAGAGGAATCTCACGAACCAATAATTTCTCCGGAAGATTTTGAAGAAGTGCAGGCTGAATTTACAAGACGCAAGAAACTTGGCAGAAAATACAGCGGCAGTACGATGTTTTCTGCAAAACTGGTCTGCGGCGACTGCGGACACTTTTTCGGTTCAAAGGTCTGGCACTCAACCAGTAAATACCGCCGTGTAATTTGGCAATGCAACAACAAATTCAAGGGAGAGCATTTCTGTTCCACGCCGCATCTTTATGAGGATGAAATTAAAATACGGTTTATCTCCGCCTTTGCTGCATTTTTTCAGAACAGAGAAATGGTGCTGGAAACTTGCAGGATGCTGTTGGAGGATTTGTCCGATACTTCTGCTCTGGATACTAAAATAGAAATGCTGACCATGGAATTGAACGACATTGGCATTCTGATTCGTGAGCATATTCAGAAAAATGCGGAATCCGTACAAAATCAGGATTCTTACAATCTTCGCTACGATGAGCTGACAGGACAATACGAGAGAAAGAAAGAATTGCTCCAAAAAATGCAGCAGAAACGTATTGAGCACCAGAGTAGAATTGAATCAATGGCATCATTTCTGAGAACTCTTGAGAAAACCAACGAACCCATCGACTATTTTGATGACGGTATCTGGCGAACGACCATTGAGAAAGTAACCGTATTCCATGATGGCAGAATGGTTTTCCAGTTTGTTGACGGAACGGAGATTGAAGCATAAAGCAAGAAACCCACTATGGCATTAAGCTGTAGTGGGTGCTTTTTTTGCCCACAAGAAAACGATTACTTTTCTCAAAACGCCCCAAAGTGCGAAATCAAAGCGTATTTTTCACCGAAAATCTTACATAAGAAAACGATAAAAGCCTGAAAACAACGAAGTTTTCAGGCTTTTTGACAATGAAAATGCACCCTTATTTTGTATCAAAATAAGGGTGCAGGTATGCCTAAGGGCTCTCATTTTGATACAAATTAAACATGAAAATCCCGCAATTCTGCGAGGTTTTCTGTTTTTCAGCTGAAAATCAAGAGAATTGCTATCGCTCATAGATGTGAAAATCGAAAGCCAAATCGCAAACGATAAGCAAAGGTATCGTTTGGTTTTTAGAGGCTGTTTTCAGACATTGTTTGTACATAAGTTGAGCTATCGTTTGCGAGGCACTCGATTTTGGGCTATCGTTTGCTATTTGAAAATTGGTTTAGAGAATTAAGCTAAATGGCTGATTTTATAATGAATCCAGCTATAATCGTTTTATTTTCTAAAGTCCTAAAATTTTTCTTGCTTGGGATTCCTCCATGCCACTGGCGATGAGGTTTGCGAGGGCTTTCATGAGACCTTTAACTTCTCCTCTAGCTTCACCGATTGCTTCGCCTTCAGCTCTGCCCTTAGCCTCACCGATTGCTTCACCTTCAGCCTTGCCTTCAGCAATTGCATCCTTTCGGATATCTTGAATGGCTTTACACATATCGACCGTCTCCTTTCCCTCCGGAAATTTCATTTCTGAATGCGTAATCGTGTTGATGGCGTCTGCCGTTCGTTTGGAAATGCTCTTGAATGCTGCATCTTCTGTAACGATTTCTTCTAAGCGTTTCTTGTCTTTAGAGTACTTGATGAATTTCAGCAGCTCACACAATTCCGTCTGAAACTTCTCCAGTTCCGTATCTGACAATTCTTCCGGTGCAATGAGATTGATTTTGTAATCCGGTGTGTACTGTAAAATTCGTTCGTCTCGAACGAGCATCATCTTGTGTATACTTCTCGGTGCGTCCCATTTATCCGCTCCAAAATAAATCACAAGCGTAATCACCGGCAGCAAATAATCGTCTTTATGAAAGCCGGATAGAAACTCCTCATGTGTCCCATAATTTTTCGCCTGCTTGTGTGATTTCCTTGCCGTCTCCACTTGATTGGAATATTGCATGGAATCATACAGCATATTCCGAACCGGCATGGCATAATGCACATCGGTTTGGTTCTCGATGCCAAGAATGCAGTATGCTGCGTTATCATCAGCTTTTGCAGTTAAAAGCTTCAATACATCTCGACTCTTCTGTTCCGGAACAGTTGCTCCGTCTTCGCCAAAAGGCAGAGCCAGCATGGTAGTGTCCATTTCTCGAAGCTGTTCCGGTTGAATTACCGGTTCGCCATTATACAATAGGAAATTAAATGCGTCAGCAAAAGTCGCTGCGTCTTTCATATAGTCTTTTGTAATACTGTCTGTGTCGTGCATTGGAATTGCCTCCTTCCGTTGGTGCTAAATATAGTATACCATACTTCCACATGAAATGCAAGGGCGAGTTTGTGCTTGCAAATCACCGGATTATCTTTGCCTGATATAAAAATACGGAACAGCCAAAGCTGCTCCGCATTTAGGGAAAGTGCTAGAATCTATTGATAAAACAAATTTATTGTTCTATCAGCATTTGTTTCAACAAACACAAGTCAAATACGTTCAATCTCTCATCTTTGCAGAGATCCGCTGCTTTCCAGTTTGGAAGTGTGGTATTCGGTACAGAGAGCAGCCACTTTTGCAGGAGAACTGCATCGGCAATGGTAATGTTTCCGTCATTGTTGACATCGCCCATGATGATCGTATCGGATATATCTACAAAGGCAATCCCATTTTCTGTTGCGTAGGTTTCTGCTGTGCTTCCAGTTTTTCCATAGATTGTCAAAATCTCAGAAATAGAGCCACCTAGATTTCCAACAGAACCGCTTTCCATCGTAACAACACTTTCTGGAATCCAAATTTTCTCCAAAGAATCGCATCGATAAAAGGCATATCTCTCAATCGTTGTAACGGAGTCAGGAATAATTACTTTCTCCAATGCAGAACAATCATAAAACGAATTGCTTGGAATCGTAGTAATCGAACCTCCAAGCGTTATATTTGTAAGAGCTGTGCATCCGCTTGCCAGTGAACTGCCAATAGAAGTAACGGTATTGGGAATGTTCAAAGATGTCAATGATTCACAATCATAAAACGCACTGTTCCCAATGGATTCGACTTGATTCAAATCAATCGTCTCCAATGTGGACGATAAGAATACGCTATTCCCAATTGTTTTTACGGAATCAGAAAGCTTCACTGATTTGATTTCTCCTCCGGAAAAAGCTCTGTCACAAATATAGGTTACCCCTTCCGGAATCACCAAATCTGTTTCCGTTCCTTGATAGGCTTGCAGAAATTTGTCCTGTACAATCACCCAATCCGGCTGGTTCGCAAGCCACTTTGTTGCACTGAACACATTGCCTCCAAGGTAAGTCAACTCTCCTTCAATTGTAATGTCTTCCAATTCAGTACAGCCAACAAAAGTGAGTTCGTTCAATTCTGTAACCCCTGCTGGAATTGATATACTAGCCAATGAAGAACAATTATAGAATGCAGAATCACCAAGTTCAGACAATGTTCCAGGCAGCGTGATTTCTGTCAACTCCGAACAATCGTGAAACGCTCCAGTTTCGATGCTCTTCAATCCTTCAGAAAACTGCACCGATTGCAACTGTGTACAATCTCCAAAAGCTCCAATGCCAATCGTGGTTAAAGAAGATGGCAATTCAATGCTTTTCAAGGAAGTGCAATTCCGAAAGCTGTTTGTACCAATTGTTGTTAGCGTATCCGGAAAATCAATGGTTTCTAGTGCAGTGAGATCTGTAAAAAGAGCATCGCCAATTTCCGTAATGCCATCTCGCAATACAAGAGATGTAATCTGGTCACGCTCATCATACCATGGTACTTTTGTTCCATCTTTTTCGATAACTTCCGGCGATTTAATAGTCAGAACGCCATCATCGAGAGAGTAAAGAATCGCCGCATCCGCCGGAATCGCAGAAAATGGAATTGCTGCTATGGCAATTCCGCAAGCGGCAAGTATACTTACGGCTTTTTTCAAAAATTTCAT